TTGGTGTTATCACTGCCTGACATATCAGAGGCTCCTTACTGCATTTTCCATCTGTGCGGCTCTAATCGCCAGCACGGATTGGGCCTGCGTAAATCTTTGCATGGACTGCTGAACGGCATCTGTATTGGGTAGAAGGGATACCGATATGCTTGGATTGAACAGACCGGTCACGCTGCCGTATATGCTCGGGATGAGTCTTGCGGCGGCGGAGAGAATCTGAGTCGGGCTCCCACTACCTATGACTCCCCTGAGTGCAGACACCTGGGCCACGCCGGTTGCCTGGGCCAGGATTCCCTGCAGTGACGAGGTATTTAGCCTACCGGTTCGAATGGCGCCCAAAAGACTGGATCTAATGGCACCGCTCACGTCATAGCTTGCATGCTGAGTTGCGCTGACGTAATTTGGTTGGCCGTTTCGCAGTGTGAATGCCGGAGTGCCTGCCCCGGTGGGATCGTTCCATCTGATGTAGCCGGGGTATGGGTCCCTTGCAAACGAGTGGTACTCCTGGACGTATCCGACTGGAGCAGTCACTACAACAGACACGGGCCTGAACAGAGTGCCTGGAGTTCTGGAAAGGATCTCCTGCTGTGTCTGGCCAAGTCTCCTCCTTAGGGTCTGGGGGGAGTTTGCGCCACGCTGAATAGCCGTCTGGATGTTAGAGTATGATCTAGCCAGGGCCCTTGTTCCGGCATCCATGGCGTTCAGTGCAGCGGGAGCGCCGCAGAGGCCTCCGGACTGCAGAGCGTCAAATGCGGCTCTGAAGTTAGCCAAGGCAAACGCCGCCTGATCTAGAGCTCTGAGTACGCTGTTGACTCCTAACTGCTCCATCAAGTCCAGCAGTGTCCTTGTTAGGGCATCAGCGACCATGTTGATGAACCCAGCCGCGATGGCGCCGAGGTCAATGGATATACTGATTCTGGTTGCTGCACCAGGAAAGCACTGTAGGGCCGCAAGGGTGCTGCTTGGATCCACAGTATTCAGTATTCCTAGGATATCCTCAGAGTTGGGATCCGCGGCGGCAGTTGTGGGCAGCTGAGCAAACTGCATGCCCTCCTCGACTGCGGTTGTGACAACTGCCCCCTCTGTATTGGTCACCTCGTCAATGTTTGTCTCGCCAGCATCAACAGAAGAGATCGTAATTCTTTCGGGTGCAAGCGATGAGTATGGATTGCTTGCGCTGTTGACTGTTGCGGATGGGATGCTTCCAAATGCGGTGTTGACCGCAGGTGATCCTCCGTCTGTTTGCCCAGGAATAGGAGCTCCGGCTCTACCTACGGTTCCAAGAACAAGCGGGTACTGCTGGTCACGATCAAGCCATATTCCTATGACCCTAGAGCCTACCACAACACCCACGGGTGCTGTTCCTATCCTGCCTCTGGCGGCAGACGTTACGGGCTGGATGACCTGAGCCCATGGGAGGTCTTCGTCTGGAATGTTGGCAACGTCGTCGTGTCGACCAAAGACTCGGATCTGAACCCTACCTGACTGGTGAGGATCCATCACGTTAGTTACAATTCCGATCCATGTACTTACGGATTCACCGAAGTTTCTCTCAGTCATTACAGTGCTTCCTCATAGCGACCCTTGATCCCCTCTATCGTGCACGTGTATCTAGGTCTATCGGTTGCCATGCCGATTCTGTGGTGGATTCTCGTGATCAGTACCTTGCCCGTTATGAGTGGATCTTCGGCTGCGGATCCCGTGAACGACCTTCGATTCGGTAGTGTGCAGTTGATGGTCACGCCCGCCGTCAGCACTGTGTCCCCTATGACTCTGATCCTTAGAGAGTTCTGCATAAGCAAAGCAATCAGCGCCTGCGTGTCGGGAGTTGCCTCTGGGATAAATGTCTCCGGTCTCTGTGAGTTATCGACCGGGATCAAGGACTGAGGTGGAGAGTCGGACGTAAAGTACCTGTTCTCGAATTCCGGAGAGTTTAGAGATCCGGATCCACCGACAGCAGAGAAGGTGGACTCACTTGTTTCTACATTTCTGGTCTCAAACTGCCAGGTGGTGAAGTTGAACGTCGTGATCCTTCTCGGCCCACCGTATGCGATGCGGTCTGTCGAGCTGAACTGGTTGGGAATCTTGAACGCCAGAATGTTGTCGTCGCCTCTGGCTCGTATGGAGGTGTTGATAGCGTCCGACATCCGGAAGTCTTTAACCGCGGACTGGTTGAACAGATTTTCCAGGGTGACAAAGTTGAATGTCTGCTGCTCGTTGCGCCTATTCTCGAAGAACACGTAGAACGACGAGCGAAGATCCGCAGAGACGGACCTCTTCTTGATTAGACTTATGGCATCAAATGGGTTCTTGTTCGGTATCACTATGCGCTGAGGAGCCCTGGTCGCCTCGATCTCGATTGGCTTTGAGCTTCGCAGGTAATTGTAGTGTATGTCCTCGATCATCTCGGAGCACAGCTGGTTGTAGCTCTTCTGCACGAAGTTAGTCTTGGCGTACATCGCTTCTTCGGACACGCACTTCAGTGTGTACATCTTGCCCTTCTGAGCGCCGACGTTTTCAAGTTCGGTGAGCTCGTGAACTGCAAATGTATAAGGCGCAGTCTGTGATCCCTTGACGTATAGCTCGAGCAGTACTATCTCATCGCCGGTGAGTCGAGCCTGACCGAGTAGGTCATTCATGTCCATGATCTTGATGTCACACACCATCCCTGGAGTAAACACGCTCTCATAGATGGATAGACCGACAAGAGATGACTTCAAGTCAATAGAGCCTCGCTGAGACACTATAACTAGATTGTTTATCTCGACATCGCCAAGTCTGTAGTTGTCGTCCGCCATCTTACCTCAACAGGTCTCTCAGCTGTCTTGCAGCGCCAGATGAATACTCACTCTTTAGGACCAGGATAGACTTGTTTCGCTCGTTGATCTCTGTCTCGTAGTCGTGTAGAGTCACAGGGCTCCAGTATCCGGATTCGACCGACGGTATGTTGTTTGCAACCGACGTTGCGGATGTAAATGCCGTGTTCGTCAGTGACTCCCTGCCCCTAAGGTAACTAGATCCACTGATGGTTCCGGTGGTCACCACGCCGGACAGGTTCTCCAGAACTACAGTGGTCGTATTTGCAAACGCGATCTGACCAGTTCCCTGTGAGGACGGACCGAACACGACATCAACTACTTCTGTTGCCACAAACCCAGCGCCGTTTGCGGTAGCGTATCTAGCGATCGCATTGGTCCTGATTGTCCAGTCCTCCTTCTTTCTGGTGTACTCACGGGGACTGTTGACAATGACGTCATTGATCGGTACGGGCTCGTAGAACTTACGCAGAGCAGGATCAAGACTCTCATATGCGGCCGCCGAGATCGTGGGTGCAGGATCCGCGTACCAGTTATTCCTGTAGTACTTGATCTTGGTCAACGCGTTGGCAAGTGATCCGTACTTCTTGACGATGAAAGCCTCAAATGTGGTTTGGTCTACGTACCAGTCATGGTATGGATCTATGATGTTGTTTGACATGTATAGAAGCCATGACATGTACTGGTCGCTGTAGTACCTGTCTGCGATCATGTCCGGTCTCTCTCCCTCACGGATGTCGTAGGGATAGTAGAACACGGGGTTGTTGTAGACGGTGCTAAGAAATGCGGTGCGCTGAGTGAGGTTTCTTACAGTGGTATTTGCATACCTGATCTGCTCAAACTTCTCGAAGTACTTTTCAGACAAATTACCTACTCCTCATAGCGCTAGTAATTTATGAAAAGATTCGGAAGATATTTGGAAGGCTTATCGACCCACCCTCATTTCTTCCTCGAATGTCACTCTTCGTCCAGATCTCTATCTCTTGTACGCGTATGCTAAATTCGATGCCTGCTGGTGCTAGAGTATCTCTAAAGAAGGCAGGACCTCCAGCTGGAGTGAAGTTAACTGTGACAGACTCAACAACGCAGGGCTTGAATTGATACAGAAATCTGGTTGCGGCGGCGGGCTGAAAGTTGATCTTGAGTATCTCTGGGTAAGAGAACAAAACGCCGCCTGATCCCAATAATCCAGGTAGAGAGTGATACTTGAACGTGTTTATTATGTTGTATAGGGTCTCCGATTCCTCACTGCTTGCGGGAGAGAAGCGCCAGGAAAACGTGTGTGCCCTGAAGTCAGGCGACTTAAACAAGACAGTTTGAAAGGGATTCGGAGTTATGCCCGTAAGAGACGATGCAGCGGCGCCTATGGGTAGACCAGAGAATCTCTCTGCTCCAGCCGTAACATTTCTAAGAGCTCCGACCGCAACCCCGCTTGCTATGGCACCTAGATTTCTATCAGCAGTTCCGCCTGCATTTGGAGACAAGGTATCAACCACGGCACCGGCGACCGGACCCAGTTCAGCTGATTTATCGTAGGACACACTTGTTTGCTCGACCAAGTTGCTAGGTATGGGGAGTCTGATGCGCATGATGTCACGAAAGAATGGCTGCTCGTAGATAGACCGTCTAGTATATGCGCTAAAGTCCATGCTCATGTAAGGAATGTTTGAATCATTCAGATCTGAGGGAAAGTGAAGGTTCAGTCCATCAGCAAACGGAGCGCTGTAGTTTTGTCTATCTGTATTGAAGAGAGTAGAGTTCTCTCTTAGTGTATTCAGCCCGCTTTGAAATGATCGAGCTGCCGCGCTCACCGTAGTCTCAGTCGCTCTCAAAGCTGCAGTCGTGACCAGAGGTGCTACCATTTAATTTTCTCTTATAAATACTTGAACCTTGCTATTTATATGTGTTCATGAGATCCGATGCCGAAATACAACCAGGGCTTCTTCAAGCCAAAGAATCCCGACAAGTACAGGGGTGATCCGTCGAACATCGTATACAGGTCTGGCTGGGAGCTCAGACTCATGAGCTACTTTGACCTGCACTCAGATGTCCTCTGGTGGTCGTCCGAGGAGAGGATCATACCCTATCGCTCACCGATTGACAACAGAGTTCACAGGTACTTTCCGGACTTCCTTGTCCACATGAAGACGAGGAAGGGCATCACCGAGACGGTGCTAGTCGAAGTGAAGCCTAAGGCGCAGACAGTCGAGCCAAAGAGGCCAGAGAACCCAAGGCAGTCTCGCAGGTACCTGACTGAAGTGATGACGTGGGGAGTGAACAAGGCCAAGTGGACAGCCGCGGAAGAGTACTGCAAGGATCGAGGATGGAAGTTCATGATCATGACTGAGGATCAGATCTACGGTCGTGGTAATAAATAGAGTGAAGAAGCGAGAGACACCTTGGCAAGTTACATCTTTCAGAAGATAGCTAAGACTGGCAAGGCTGATGGCATCGACCAATCAGTTCGTCAGAGGGATGCAAGGAACTGGTTCCGCAATCAGGCGGCTGCTGTCAAGTCGGTAAATCGCAACAAGTTCATGCAGGATCCAGACGACAACAACCTGGAGACCAGCATAAACGGCGAGTCGATCGGAAGCATGTACTCGTTCTTCTATAACCCAAAGCACAAGAAGACTCTGCCGTACTATGACATGTTCCCTCTGGTGTTCGTGATCGGACCGAAGCCCGGTGGTTTTCTCGGAATCAATCTTCACTACCTGCCGCCAGTGCTTAGGGCAAAGCTCATGGACCAACTGTACACGATCACCAACAACAAGAAGTTCAACGACTCCACGAAGCTGGTTGTGAGCTACGAGTTACTGTCAAAGGCTTCAAGGTTCAGGTACTTCGAGCCGTGCGTCAAGCACTACCTACTTGATCACGTGCAGTCTAAGTTTCTCAGGATACAGCCGCAGTTCTGGGATGTTGCCCTCATGCTGCCCACCGAAAAGTTTGCCAAGGCCGACGTCGATACGGTCTGGAACAGGTCTAGGAGCCAAGTAGTCTGATGGCGTTCAACATTCAAAGCTTTGCTGACAATATCGGTAGGTATGGGACTGCACCGGTCAACAGGTTTGAGGTGCGTATTCCGGTCCCTCAGTCACTTCGTGGATTTTACGGATCAGAGGAAGAGCGAGTGCTTACCCTCCGAGCAGAGAGAGTCAACATACCAGGCATCGTGCTGGACTCGTTTGAGACCAGACGTTACGGCGTAGGACCCTCGATCAAGACTCCGGTGGGAAAGAGCAGATTCAATGAGGTGTCGATTGACTTCATTGATACGGCAAGGCTGGATATAAAAGCCTTCTTTTACGACTGGATGAACAACATTGTCGAGATTTCCGGAAATCCTACGCCCACATTTCTTGCCGGATACAAGGCGGATTATGGCGTCGACATGCTTATCCAGGTTTACAACACTACAAGCACAACACCCGTATTTGTTTTAAAGATGGTCCAGTCCTTTCCGACATCACTGGCCGACTCAAGTATGGCGTGGTCAAGGACAAACGAGCTTTTCAAGACTAGCGTCGTATTTTCCTACAAGAATCACCAACCCGTAACTGGTACTGTAGAGGTTGAAACCCCGGTCCCTACGCCAACTGAAACAGTAGTTGAATAGTATTATCATATAGGAATGGAGATTAGATAATGCCGTTACCCAAGGTCAAGCACCCGATCTACGAGTTCACGGTCCCATCGACCGGCAAGAAGGAGTCGTTCAGGCCCTTCCTAGTCAGAGAGGAAAAGATCCTGCTGATTGCAAAGACATCTGAAGACCCGGCCGACTCGCTGCGAGCCGTGAAGCAGATAGTCAACAACTGCGCCATCAGTGAGTCGTTCGATGTGGACAAGCTGCCAATCTTCGACCTCGAGTACCTGTTCCTCCAGCTGAGGGCTGTATCCGTAAGCAACATCGTACAGGTGTCCTACAGGGACAACGAGGACAAGAAGGTCTACGACTTCACGATCGACCTCAAGGAAGTCAAGGTCCAGTTCCCAGAGAAGGTCGAGCCCGTCATCAAGGTCACCGATACCATGGGTCTGATGATGAAGTGGCCCGCTGCATCCCTGCTGGATGACAAGCAGTACTTCAACGCTGGCGATGAGGCGTACTACGAGTTGATCCTTCGCTGCATCGACAAGATCTACGACGGGGATGACCTGTATAATCCGGCTGACTACTCTCTCAAGGAAATTGAGGAGTTCCTGGATGACTGCGGTGTGGAGACGCTGGACAAGATCCAGAACTTCATGTCTGCAGCGCCGCGGTTAAACTACAAGCTTGTCTACACCAACTCTAGCGGCAAGGAGAGGGTGATTGAACTCACCAGCCTAACTGATTTTTTTATGTTGCGCTGAATCACAACACGCTAGAGAACTACTACCTAACTCTCTTTGCCCTGATTCAGCACCATAAGTACTCAATTAAAGAAGTAGAGGGACTCATACCATTCGAGCGTGACGTCTTCGTCCAGATGCTTCTGCAATTCCTTAAAGAGCTAAAGGAGCAGAGGGAAAATGCAAACAAGCGCTGACACACAGAAACCAGAGGAACACTGGGTTAGGGCATACTGGAGACCGGCCATGGGCTGGCTCTACATGCTCATCTGCTTTATGGACTTTGTGATGTTTCCGCTACTTGCCATGTTCATTCCGATCATCATGAAGAGCTTTGGACTTGCTGACACCGCGTATGCCGCATGGGAGAGCCTGTCTCTGTCCAATGGCGGCATCATCCACCTGGCATTCGGCGCCATCCTCGGTGTCGCTGCTTGGACTCGCGGA